CCTTCATCGGATGGTCTTCGCCTTCCCCGGTCCCCACTCTGGTAGGTGGGGTGGCCGGCTCGGACTCTCTAAACCCTTTCGGGGTGGGGGATTCCGAACCCCTCCTGCTCTGGTCTCTAGGTGCAGGTAACCATCATCGCGTGTTGTCTCGGATGCGCGACCCCCGGGTGTTTGGTCTCTCGGCCACCCGAAGCCTCAGTGCGTGATCAGGATGCGCACCCCCCCGCCCGCGCTGGGCTAGGCTTCCGTCTTGTCTAGACGTTCCTTGCGGAAGGCCTTCCTCCGCTGGAGGCGACTGCCAGGGACCGTCTGAAAGTCCGAGGGGAAATCAGACACAGTCTTCGGGCCGATGGCAGCCAAGAAGCCGGGGGACTCGGGCAAGAACTCGCCGTCTGCCCCCCTGCGTCTCTGAAGCGGCGGGGCCAAAGAGGCCCCCAACCGGCGGAGGAGTTCCGGTAGCGACTCGGGACCGGGGGACTTCCCGGGGGCGATCGAGCGGGAGGTGAAGACGTCCCAGACCAGGGGGGCCTGGGCGGCTTCGCGACCGGGTGGGCCGCGGTCACCCGAGAAGTCCCAGCCCTCCCGCCGGCGGTCCATCTCCCCCCGGATGAGGGAGTCGGTTGCCGGGGATCCTCCCGCGCCCGGTCGGGCAAAGGGGACGCCGAGCGTCCCCTCCGCCGTGGGCCTTTGGAGGAGCCAGTCCTTCGGCCCGGGTCCCAACATGGGGACCCCGACACCGAACTGGTGGAGGCGCCGGAGGGGCCGCCCGTACCTCAAGAACAAAAAGGCACGGGCAGCATCGCGGGTGGCACACGGGGTGCCGGAGCGGTCGCACTCCTGATCGAGGGAGTCGAAGTCGCTAAGGAAGCGGGGGACGCCCGTCTCCGGGTCGCCCTCCCCGGCCAGGACACGGACCTTGAGCGGAAGGGGGTCCACACGCCAGAGGCCATCCTCGTGGCGGCGGAAGGGGACCTCCTTTATGAGGGCCCCCACCCGGGAAACCACCTCCTTTCCCGGGTGTCGCTCAAATCCGGCCTGCTCCCGGCCGAGGGTCGCCTCCTGATGTCCTGAGGAGGTACCTATGTCGAGGCCGTCATCCCCACACCCCAAGTGACGGCACTTCCTGCTCGCATCCGCACCCACGAGCGCCATGGAGGGCCAGTGGCAGCCCAGGGCCATGGACACCCCCCTCGTCGTAAGACCGAGAGGGAGTGGGATCCAGGCCCCCTGGTCCTGCTCCTCGTGCGACTCACCCTGACGAAGCAGGGGAACGCGCACCTCAGGAGCCTTAGGGGCGCCAGGGTAGAGAGGGGTCCAAGCACCCGCCCCAAGAGCCTCCTCTTCCTCCCAAAGGAAAGGAACAGGGCGCGGGGCAGGCGGTGCTCGGTCCGAAAGCTCGTGGACCTTGAGCCTCTCGCCGGGCGCCTGGGGCAGCAGAGCGACGGGGCCCCCGCAATGGGCTGCGAGGGCCTCGTACCACTCCTGGAGGTCCAGGCGGGGATCGGGGGTACGGGGGGGACCCCAGCCCCCCCCAAACTCCGCACGGGTAACAGGGCGGAGAGGGCCACAGAGTAGACGGACGACTGCGGATCGGTCCTCTAGCGGAGACCAGAGAACGGAGTCGTCCTCCACCCCGCGGCGGAGGGGGGAGGTGAGGGCAAGCAGGACGTCCCGAGCCGCAAACTGAGAGAACATGTCAGTCGCGGCCGAGAGGTCAAGGGAAACGGCCACTCCCCCAACCCCCCCAAGGTGCTGGGCCATAGCCTCCAGGGGCTCCCCGACGACGCCATTCCGCTCCGACGGTAGGTCACGGAGGGTAGCGAAGCCGGGGGCGCCCCACGCGCGTGCCACGTAAATCAACGCGGCCTCGTGGAGGGTGGCCACCCTGACCTTAAACCCGTCCTCCGCAAGGGGCAGGAGGGCGGTGGGGGGGTGGAGATGGGGGGAGTCGCACGGCATCCCGTCCCAGAGGGGGCAGACGGGAGCGTGGTCGAGAGAGGGACCGAGGAAGCCCACGCAAGACCAATAAATGGCCTCGCCCTGGCTCCGAGCGGCCTGGAGGTCCGGTTGCTCCATCTGACACTCCCCGGCGACGCGCAGGTAGACGCCGTAGGGGGTCTCCGGGTCGGGGAGGGGGCCGCAGGGCAGGATGTCCATAAAGGGCACATCCGTGGCAGCCCGGTCCCGCGCCCGAAGGAGCAGAATCGAGCGGCGCTCCTCGCAACGGGCCTTATAGGACGACTCGGGCAAGGGGCACCGGACCTGGTCAAGGAGCCACGCTCGCTGACCCCCGGAGCTGGACTTGGA